GACTCCAATTGGCCCTTCTTCTCTCAAAGTCAACTCCTTCGGGCATGGATGATGAAGTATGAGCATGAGCGTGTTCGGGAGTCGTGTTCGATGAGACAGGGAAGTGAGAGCCACTCAGCATATGTGGCCCCTCAACGGGAACGGCATCGGTTAGGAACGAACCCAACCAGCCCTCGTTGAATATACGAGGATACGTCTGGGAGAACATGGAGTTCAACGAAGCCGAGTCTCTCCCCACACCCCCCCAATACTGGAATGGCTCCCACCAATGGTAGTTATGTCCGGGTTCATCTTCTGTGTATGGGGAGTGAAACATATCCTCTCCAGAGGAAGTGGGACCACTTCGATCGCTCGGCCTCTGCCACCATGCGTTGAGAGGGGTGAATCTATCTCTCCAGTTCCTCAAGGCCCTGTCCCAAGTTATGCCACATTTTCCTTGACAATCATTCATGAGTTTTCGTGCATCTGGAGAATCCATGTCTTCGGTCTGACTCAACTTGGCTAGAGTCTCAACGAATCTATCATTCTCTTCTTCGCTGTTCCACTCAAGGCCAAACAAATAGGGTAGCAAACCGAAGTTGTTCGTTAGTTGTTCCCTCTTTGTCTGTTCCCATTCTTCCTCTTCCATCCCTGATGCCGTTAGAGAATGGTCACGCATGGCCTTTACTGACTTCTGAGGGTTGCCGAATATCTTAGCATTTTCAGAGTCATGCTTGTTCCTCCTTTCGGTTTCCGCGTGTTGCTCCCCCGAATGAGTATGGAAATCAAAGAGGTGTTGGACATAGTGGGGATCTCCCCATTGCATCCCATGCAACAGAGGGCAACAATTGGAATTGGAACCGAATGGGCTATTCTCTCCAAAACGATTGTCGTCAGCAGCAAGAGGCCAATCAGTAACATAGGACGTGTTTATCTTAGTATGCCCTGCCAAGTAATCCTTGTGATCGGGTATGACCATCTGTGATGGGGCCATGGGAGCCTCAAGATCCTTGAATGAATAAGGGGATGATGGGTTAGCCATGGCTAGGGCAGCCATGTCCTGCTTCGTCAGCGTCATACCATCAATCGCTTTGAAGTATTCAGGTAAAGGCGGCATCTTGCCGATTATACAAGAGAGAACTACATCGGTTCTGAGTCTGACTTGATCCGACATATCCCCACCTCATAGGCGGGTATAGAGTTGCTCAATCTTCCCCGCGATTTCCTCAATCAATCCGAGTTGCCCTGCATTGGCTTCCTTCTTGATAGTAGCCAAGGACTCTTCGACCTTATCACGATACATCGAGCCTCCCGTTCCACCATCATTGTAATGCATATGTAGCGAAGAGGCATTTGCATCATAACCCGTTTGTGCTACGGATGGCATCTTGAAGACCTCGCTAACTGCCTTAGACTCAGGAGCATCTTCGGTATATGGAAGGTGTTGATTGCCTTGGTATCCCGATGCAGGTATCTCTGTCTTGCCTGAAATTTCCATGAACATGGGTTTGACGTTATCCCCTGATCTCTCTTGGATGTACTTCTGAATGAAATCAGATGTAGAATCGGACTTTTCAACCTTGCCGTGAACTTTATCGCATTGTGCCTTTTGTTCTGCTGAACACTCGGAGTATTTGCATCCGAAATTCTTTTGGCAATACTTGTCCTTTTCACTCATGAGTGCGCTTTTCATGGATTCCTTTGTGTCGCTATCTCCGTCCGTGTCGAGGAAATCTGGTTTGGGTGCTTTTCTCATATTTCCATTACATTGGGGGCAACCTTCGTCTGTATCCTCGCAATTCATGCAAGTCATATTCTTCGTTATCCCCACGGCTTTCTCGATGTCTCTCACGATTGACAGTAGTTTGCCTTCTGGTGTATCTTTTATTGGGTCAAAATATCTCATTGCCTCATCTCCCTTTCTGCATCTTCCCATTCTTGGATTTCGTCAAAGCGAGACTTCGTAATCATGTCACCGCTACCTGAGAACGGGCCAACGGTTGCGCTAGTGGCTTCGGTATCTCTATTCAATGGGTCGAATGTTTCTGCTGCATGGGGCGTGACTATGGAAATCCATCCAGCCTTCCTCATCATTATCGCAGGGTCTTCTTGATTTTTGATTAGTAGGTCATTCTCGGACTCTAGGTTCTCGACACGAGCCTTGAGGACTTTGACCTCTGCAATCAAATCCTCGACCATGCTCAGGGACTCTTGGGTTTCCTCGTCACTCATCACATCCCACCTCCCATCATCTGATTGGCAGCAGGGCCAACGCTCTGGTTAGCATCGTGCTGACCAAGAGATGCGTGTTGCGCTCCCATTCTCCTGATGCCTTGCTTGATTTTTGTTAAGATTTGCTCTAAATCCAATAGGTCATTCTCCAAATCTTCAAGGGGTTGGGGCAATACACCGGCTACGCCTTGCTGGTCGATGAGTAGTTTGACCTGTGCTATGTTCTGATCCATCATGGAGAATGGCTCAAGGAGTGAGTCGAGGCCGATGCCTACATCCGACTTCGGTGGTTTTCCCAAACCGGGTATGCCACCTGCTGCCTCGGCTGTTGGGGGTTGAACATTCTGAAGTCCCCCATCCATTCCCATCTCACCCAATGCACCCATGTTAGGGTCTTGCTTGAGAAGAATCTGTGGTGTGATGGAATCACGGAACTTCAACGCTCGGAGTCTGTCCGCGACAGAACCGTTTGAACTCCATGTCATTATTCGCTCACCACTTCAGGATGACCACTCATGACCGTTTCATAATTTGCTACGACTTCTGAAGGGACTGTTTCGCCACAGAAAGGGCAGAAATTCCAAGATTGTTCTGCGGCTTGATTTTCAGTAATCCCACAGCAAAGTTCCCTCGGATATTCATAGTCGCCCATTTTGACTATATTCCAAGCAGAATTGAATGTCATTCTTTTCCCTCAATATACCGTGTGCGGACGGAAGATTTTGTCAGTCCTGCCCGCACGGACGACACCGAGGGCGATAGCACCGTCGTTGGCAGATAAGTTGCCTTCGGTGTTATCGAACTTTAGAATCTGGCCGACTTGTGTATCAGTCGTTTCCACGGTCTTGGCGAGCCTGTCATAGAGTCCCAAGTCATCAGATAGCATCTCTAATGCGTTCTTTGCATCACCGAGGTGCTTCTCTATGTCATCTCTGTTATTGTGGTCAATCGCTTTTTGCATTGCCTCGACTGATGCCAATGCTCTGCGAGCCATAGGATCCATCTTCTTGAGGCTGAATAACTGGTCTTCACTCATGTCGCTCATGTCCCTTAGAAAAACCATGCTTAATGAGAATTACCCCTTTCGCTACCTGAGAATTTACGGTCAATACGACTAATGGCATCATCTGCATTGCTGATTTTCTTTCCACCCATGCCCTTGTCTCGCTTGTCTCCCTTCTTGCCTCGGCTTGATGCCCCATCATGCCTCTTCATGTGTTCGGGAGACTTGCTGCCCCTTGCTTGCTCACCATGATCCATTTCCTTGAGTGGTTTCAATTCCGTGCCACGAGTGGTGTGCTTGGCTTGTCGGAGTTCCATGGATTTGACAAGGCCCCATGCACTCTCAAATGCGCTCATTTAGGAGGGCCTCCTTGTGGAGGAGGTGCGCCACCGCCCGGAGGAGGTGCGCCACCCGGAGGAGGTGCGCCCCCACCACCTTGCGCGGCTGCGGCCTCTGCTTGCTTGGCGGCTATCTCCTCTTCAGAAGGTTCCCTGTAATCGAAGTTGAGGAATTTGTCGTCTATCTGATCTCTTAACTTGGCCTCGTACCCAGATTGCTTCATCTGCATCATGTTGCGGATAGCCATCTCATCCCTGCGGAGTTGCATGATTTCATCCTCCTCTTCGTGTGGGGTTAGGGTCAGAGTCCATTCGGAGATGTCGAATGCATCCATTATCATGGGGAATATGACACGGTTATACACGGACTGAGCATATGAGATTGCCCTGTTGCTGACTACGATTTGCATTCCTTCGTTGTTCAGACCCCCTCCAGACACGTCATTCATGAATACGTTGGATACTCCATAGTATGCAGATATGCGTTGTCTGATGTCATCCTTGATTGGAATATACTGCAATTCCTCAAGAGTATCCATCATTCGGACATACTCTAGTCCGCCACGACCAGACTCGGTTTCGACACCGATTGTCGGCACATAGTTCGGGTCACGCTCAAGATGCTCTTGGATATTCCTAGCCGTCCTCTCCACAGTCTCCATGTTAGACGACTTGATTACCATGACGCCACGGGGCATTCGCCTCTTCTGGTATGCTGAATAGACGTAGTTGTCCATAGCAATGAGTGTATTCACTTGTCTCCACATAGTAGCAACAGGGCTTCGGCCATACAATTTGGATGGCGACCACTTGCTAATGTGTATGACTTCTCCCTCAGTATAGACCTGCCCGTTGCCCACACCTGCTAGGTTGATGTAATGAACAGGGACTACTGGCATACCAGAGATAGGACACTTGTCGGTAGAATCGCTCGTTCTGAATGACCTGTCTAGCAGACTGGTGTATTGCGTCCCACCCCTTATTCCTCTCTTGTCAGATAGGATACGCATGAATATGGGGTCTGCGCGTGATACTTCCTTGATTCTGAAGAACGCTGGTTGCTGAGACTTTGGGTCAACGAAATACTCCTTCGTCAGGATTATGTAGGCATCATCGACTATGTTGAGATCCATCTCTACCTCTCTGAGGACTTCTAGGAAATTCTGAGTCATGCGGTTGTTATTGTCCAATATGGCATCCGCATACTCTATTTGCCCTCGATCTGGTTTCCTAACCTCGCCTTCGCAGGTCTTGCACATATCGACTTGCTGTTGGTACTCTTCTCCGCATTCGGTGCATTTGCATACGAATTTGGCCTTCCAATCCCACCCTTTTCTAAATGTCTCTACGGATAGGTGCTGAAGTATGGAACGAAGAACCATGCATTCGTATGCAGCAGCATAGAGTGCAGGTATGGTTATTCCTTGCAAGAGTGGAGGTTCTTGGACGCCCTGAGTGAACAAAGGCATGGATGGAACAGGAGTCGAGTGGCGTTCCATGTCCACGCCGATTGCAGAGAATACTCTCTCCATTCTCTTTTCATCAACCACTTGACATCACCATCTCCCTCAACCCGGTCATGTCCTCATCGGACAGGTTATGCTTTTTGAGGAGTTTTATCTGATCATCCTGCCCCATGCCGTCATATGCCATCACAAGCAGAGCATCCTCGTCGCCCTTCATAGCCTTCAGCATTTTCATGGCATCAGGAGAGTGACCGTTCAAATGTGGCTCTGCTTTGGTCAAAGCAGCCTTAACGGCAACCTCTCCACTAATCAACAACCCCTTGCCCTTGGCTTCGATACTAGACACTTCTAACTCCTTGACTAAAGCAGAGGCATACCATGGTGCGGTCGGCGCATTAAATTGTATCTCTATGCGTGGATTCAATAAAGCATCCATCTTGAAGATTGCACCGTTTTCAAGCAGACCGGCTAAGAATCTATCAGAGTCCTTGAGGAGAACGTCCCTCCTCCTGATGTCATAGAACAAACCCCTGCCTTGGCTCTTGCTGAATTGCCCTACTGAGATTATATCGAAAAGGAAGCCATGAGATTTGATTAGAGATGATATTTCGGCGGGACTTGCCTTCACACCATATGTCTTGAGTGTCTGAGCATTCAAAGCACCCCTGTTGTAAAGAGTCTCTCTGCATTTGAAAAGGATGTTTCTTTCTCTGTTTGAAAGTCTCTCCTCTTCATCTACGGTCTTACGCCATTCTTTCAACGCAAGGGCCTTACCATCTTCATCTGATGATTCCCATGATTTTACGAAACGCCGGAAAGGCAAATCTAACCTCTTCGCATTAGTGTTCAAACAATCATAATCACGATCGGTCAATGGAACGTCATAGATGAGAGAGGGCGATACGCCAACAAAACTAGCGAGGATTGCTTGCTTCTCCATCTTAAGAAGGGGCTGTATGGCATCGAGGGCCTTGTTGTTCCTAGTCTTGATTAGCAAGTCGGTCACTTCTCGACCAGTCATACCGAAGTTGTCCATGAACCAGAATCTATCTAGTGACGCGAGTTTCTCTGCTGGTGGTAATGGAGCCTTATCGGGCAATGCCGCGCCTGTCTCATCTCCCTCTTGTGAACCCCCTATCCCTGTTTCCCCTACTTCGGCTCCTTGCCGAGGATCTGGAACCGGAGGTGTATTGGCTGCTTGTTGAAGAGAATCTACTTTCTTCTGAGCGGTTTCGGCTTCCAACTTAGCCGCATCCAATTCTGGATTGCTCTTTTTCAATGATGACACTAAATCCTCCACTCCCCAAACGGGTCTTAGGTAGTCCTTATGCACCGGCCCACCCCAACCTATTCTGCCATATCTCACCATCTAGGACTATTATATTCTCCCTATATTCCTTGGTCGCTTGTACCGATAATGCAAGAGCAATCACCATGTCGTCATGCGCCCCAAGACTTTCCATCTTGCCATTATCCAACATGGTGAACATGGATAATTCATTCAGCAGCGTATTCATATGACGCCTCGTGGAGCCTTCGTCTTTGTATGGTATTAGCAGGTGACGTTGCTCAAAGTGAAGTTGAAGGGTGTGAATAAGAGCCTCTTTCTTCATGCGGCTCATATTGAATGGCTTGATGGGCAAATCGCTGATTTCTTGAAGGACTTGGTTGAATGCCATAGCGAAGTTGTTAGTCTCTAGTTCAATTATAACAGGATTGAATCGAGTGTTTAACTCAATGATTTTACTTATTTGTTGATTGAAATCCATGTTCTTCTCATGATGAACGTGGACGACTCGCTTGTGTCTGTTCTCATCCATACCTATGACTATCATGCAAGTATAGTCGGCTCGCCTGTCTGCGCTGATTGCAGGATCCCATCCAATGTAGTAATTCAAAGCCACATCCGGTTCTGGATAATATGAGAGTGCAAGGGTTTCGTCCTTGACCTGTTCCAATACTTCTTCTGGGAATAGGCTTGCTTCGCTTGCTATCGGTTTGCATAGGTACTCACGAGTGAACGCTATGGATGTCATCTCGCCCCTTCTCGTATTCAGAGCATCGAGATTCCATCGCTCAGGCCATAGCGGTTCACCTGTCGTTTCATTAATTGCAGGATACTCTCCAACGCAGTATCCCTCAAGTCCCCTAAGTTCAGCATACAGGTCTGTGAAAGAGAATGGTGTCCCCACCACGCAGAGTTGGGCCGTGTGGTGGAGGACTGGTAGCAAAGCGGTATAGAACCATGTGGATATGGACTTCAGTTGAGTGTCTGCCTCACTAGATAGTATGTCATCGAGAATCACTATGTCAGGGTGCGCCCCACGAACGGCCTTGCCGATTGACATAGCACGGATGGATGACTTGTTAGACATCTTGAACAACTGCTTCGCCCATCCTCTTACTGGTTTCAGATGAGCCAAAGCAGGTGTCATCATTATCAATTCATCCAACTTAGCCATGTGATCTATGGACTGATGTTGACTGTGGCTGAAGAACAGGACTTCCGTACCGGGATTGTAAGCCATCTTCCACAATAGGTACACCCTGAAGAAAACAGACTTGCCATGGTCACGACTCGCTATGACGCATATCTTGTTATGCTTCTCTGCGTTCTCATACCACTCTTTGTGGAAGTTTGCCAACTGGAAACCGCATATGTCCTCAAAGAAGAAGCGGAAGTCGCGTCGCCCCATCTCCCAATCGACTTTGCTCGTCAGTTCAAGCATCGTTTCATTCGACATCTGCGTTCCACCCCGATGGCAATAGACTCATGTCATCGCCCACGGGGTTGCTCTTGGCAAACACGGATGCGGGCAATAGAGAAAGATCGTCGCCCTCAACCGTATCAAAGCCGGATACCTCAATCTCGCTTTCGGGTGTTAAGTCCTTGGCGATGTAGTCGTCTATGATTGAATGCTCGACCTCGGCCTGTGGAGCGGGTTCCTTTCTGAGAGTGAAGGCGTTCTCAGAATAGAATGGGTTGTCGAAGGGATTCTCGACGACAGTCCATGGCTCTGACCTCTCTACGATGTCGTTTCTATTTATGGCTGCTTCTTCCTCTGGTGCAGCCTCTTCTTCTGAAGGGGCTTCTGGAGTTGGTGCATAGAATGGGGCAATTCTATCGCCACCTCTCTCGTGCATAGCACCCATCCTGTCTGCTTCTTTTTCGTATTGCTCTCTAGTCAATGGTTTATGTCCTGCACGAAAAGCCTTGCCACGTTCAATCTGTTGAATTGCTTCAAATCTCTTCCTCGCCCTGTTCGACTCCATCTCCTCATCGCTCATGTTCTTGCCTCTCAGAGCATTGAGCGCATCGCCCAATCGGCCCTTCTCTATGTCTTGGCGGATTGCTAGGGTCGATGCCAGTTCTTCGGCCTTGGTGTAGTCTCCACCCGCGTATGAGCGGAGTTGTTCTCGACCCTTGCCTCTTTGGTATGCGTTATAGCCGCCTCGCATTAATCCCGACAGACCTCCTGTCGCTAGATTTGACAGAACCCCTGTTCCAAAGCCACCACTTGTTTGGGATCTCTCCTGTGCATTGTCAATCATCTGCTGTTGCGCGGGATTCACTTTACTGCTTCCTGCACCTGCGCCACCTGCACCTGCGCCACCTGCACCTGCGCCACCTGCACCGCCTCCGGGCATACCATACACATTCATGACGTTGCCAGATGAGTTAGAGTTAGAAGATCCTCCACCTCCTCCACCAGCAGCCGCTTGGGCGAATGCCGATGTCCCACCGGAAGCATCACTACTGCCGGAACCACCGTTCGGATTATCCAAAACACCGCCGGGTGCTACTCCTAGACCGAGTTTTGTAGCGGCTCCTAACAAATTCCCTGCGACCCCACCGCCGCCGCCTTGGGCTGGTTGCGGGTCGCCTGTGCTATTGCCACTTGCGGGATCGGCTGCTTGTGGTGTGACCTTTGTCTCATTAGTCTGCGTCACCTCACCTGTTGCCCCATCTGTTGAAGTTTTCTGAGTCTCTTCGACATCGAGAACACCATTGCCATCTGCATCGCCCGGAGTAGGTGCTGCTGCCCCCGCTCCCGCCCCTGCCGGTGCGCCGGGTGCTGGTGCGGGCTGTCCCTCTGGATTCCACCCATACGCTGCTTGCTGTCCTTCCGACAGATTCCCTCTTGCTGCCGCAACACCAGCATCTTTCATGTTTGAATCATGTAGTCTCCTCATGTCCTTGGATTCCTGTACGCCTATGCCATACTTGTCTTGCTGTCCTGCTCTAGCAGTTCCCACGAGTCCTTGCTCCATGAGTCCGCTAATGCCTCCTTGCTTGAGGCCATGAGCGAAGTTGCCCACTCGACCACCAATGCCGGGAAGGTATGCCCCTCCTCTGTTAGCACCGCCTTGAGAACCATGCTTCACGCCTTGGTAAGCCCCTTGAATCTGACCGGGTAATTGAGAGGCCATGTTCATTGCTCCACGACCTGCGCCCATGGCCGCTTGACCGGCTTGACCTGCCATGTTCATGGCTCCACGACCGGCTTGACCTGCCGCACCCATGACGCCAGCACCTATCTCGCCCGCCTTCTGCTTGGCGGCACTTGCCATGCCGGGAACCTTCGATGCGGCATTCTGGATCTTGCCATATGCACCTTGGCCCATTCTCTTGGCGGCGTTCAACATACCTCCGCCCATCTCAGAAGCCTTGGCTCCCATTTGACCTGCCGTTTCCTTAGCGGAATCCATCATCTGGGAACCCTTGGCCTGTGCCGTTCCTACTCCACGACCAAGACTCCTAGCGGCTCCCATCATGGCATCATCGGCTGCTTGTCCCGCTTGACCCATCTTGTCCTTGGCGGCAGTAGCGGCGTTTCCAATCGCTTCCCCTGCGCTAGTGAGTGCCTTGCTACCTGCTGCGCCTACACGCGCACCGACATTGCCAACTGCTTCCTTGACGTTCCCGTAGCCTTGCCTCGCCTTATCGCCCATGCTCGGATTGCCCGCTTGTCTGCGGTCGAATCTGTCTTTGATTGATTGCGCCGGGTTATCGACGCCTTTCGATGAAGTATTGACGTTGCCTTGAGCGTCCCCTCCGCCAGTTATTCTTTCCACTTCAGCAAGATTTGCGTCATGTTTGGGTTGTGCTTGCTTTCTCGCATCTGCAAACGCCGCATTCCTTCTCTCGTCGGCGGCGGCTTCTCTAGCCGGAGCCGTTTCTTCCGCTATTTGAGCAGACCTAGCATCTTTTTCTCGGCTCGCTTGCATCTGTCTCTCTCTGGCAACCTGTTGTTGTCCCGTCATACCCTCAAAAGGGTCAAATCTTGCCTTTGTCATATTCCATGACTCTATGGCCTTTCTGATGTCCTCTCTCGCACCACCCATGCCATGCAGACGTGCTGCTAGGACTATGCTATCCATTCAGAGCCACCTTCACTAATTGGACATCCTCGTGAGATATGTGAAAAGACTTTGCTATGTTACGCCAATCTCCACGAGTGTGGAATATGCTGATGACATCCGTGGTCGGCCTCTGTATCCTGCTTGACACGATCGCTATGTCGAGAGGGCTGTTTATGTCCATCTTCTGGATGTCGTGGTAGTCGTCAATCACGGTCTTAGCCAACTCGACTTGGACTCCTTCGATGTAGTCCTCTATCTCTGATTTGAACTCGTCTGAGCGTCGGAATATGTCGCTTGAGGATGCACGTCCTAACAGTTCTGCGAACCTTGACAACTTCTCACCTACCGTTGGCCCAACGGAATTGCTTTCGGACAATGGTATATTGGCGTTTTGATTGTTTATACCGTCAAGCATCCTCCCCATACGGCTTGGCCCGACATCATATTGAGTCTGTGGCTTCGGTGCTAGATTGCCCATAGGAGGTGGCCTAGCCACTACTTGAGGCCCTAATGGCAATGGTGGAGCAGGTGGGTTGACTGGTGCTTCAGCCGGTATGTTCGGCTGTGGGGGCTGTTCGGGTCGAGCAGGAGGCTGTGCCACTACTGGTGGTGCGGCAGGTTGGCCCGGTTCTATCCCGCGACCATCGAGTGGTGGCCTCGGCCCGGTATAATGGTGATCGCCGGGGAGGTTTCCTCCATGCTTGTCCATCTCGTGCATATAGAGGAGTTGGAACAGTCTGGACTCTCTACCTCCCTTGAGGCCGCTTTGGGCTGGACTCATGTTGGCTTTGTCGAAGATTGCCTTGGCTTCCTCCTCTTCCATGTCGAAGGCACTCATCATCTGCTTGACCGATTTATTGTTATGCGAACCGTAATTTTTGT